AAAGACACTCAAAAAGAGAAGCCGTCTGTTGACACTTCGCAAATGATGAATAGATTTTTGTAATTAATTAAAAGTGAAAAAATGAAAACACTAAAGAATTTTCTAGCTGAAAAAGGTATCAAAATGGATGCTTTTAAAGCTATGGATGGAGAGGAGCAAACAGCACTCTACAACGAGTTAAATGAAGTTAACGCAGAAGCGTTTAAAGAACTATCTGAAAAGGTAGAGAAAGGCGAAGCAACTAAAGAGGCTTTAGAGGCTGCATTGAAAGAGTCGAGAGACATTCAAGCAGAGCAGATGAAGAATCTTAATGAGACTTTGAAGTCTTACGGTATGCAAATTAAAGCACTTTCTGAAAAGGAAAAAGAAGAAGTTAACAATTCTTCTGACCTTACAGAGTCTTTGAAAGCTAACATTGACAACTTGAAAAAGTTGAAAAACGGAAGTTCTAACGAGGCTAAAGGAGCACAGTTTGAGTTTACGATGAAAGCTCCTGGAACAATGGCAATTTCTACCAATGTAAGCGGTGGAAATATCCCAGTAGAAGATAGAATCGAGGGTCTTAACATGGTCCCTTCTCGTCCAGTTCGATTATTAGATGTAATGTCTAAGCGTGCGACTACTTCAAATATTGTAAGTTGGGTTTACCAAGCTAACAAAGATGGAGCAGCAGGACAAACAGCAGAGGCAGCAACTAAGAATCAAATTGATTTTGATTTAGTAGTGGCAAACGAAGCAGTTAAGAAGACTACTGCGTTTATCAAAGTATCTACTGAGATGCTTGACGATATTACATACATTGAGTCTGAAATTCGTAATGAATTAATGCGAGAATTGCTTAAAGTAGTTGAGTTACAAGCATATTCAGGAGATGGTCTAGGTAACAATCACAACGGTATTACAACTGTTGCAAGTTCTTTCTCTGTTGCTGGAGTTCCTGCTGCTATACCGAATGCAAATGCAGTTGATGTTCTTGTTGTAGCTGCTAACCAAATCAAGGTAGCACAAGAAATGGGAGCAATGCCAAACTTTATATTCATGCACCCGACGGATGTAATGAACTTGAAGTTACAGAAGTTATCTGCTACTGACAAGCGTTATGTAGAGCGTTTAACAGAGGTTGCAGGAAGTTTGAATTTGGATGGTATTCCTATCATCGAGACTACTTTAGTAACAATTGGAGACTACTTAATTGGAGACTTCAACTTATCTACTTTAGTAACTCGGCAAGGTGTGAGAATTGATATTGGTTTAGACGGTAACGACTTTACAAATAACATTCGCACAATCTTAGCAGAGTGGAGAGGTTTAACTATTGTTAAGAATAACGACCGTTCAGCGTTCGTTTACGGTACAATAGCAACTGATGCTGCTGCACTTGAAGCGATATCATAATTATATTAAGGGAGTGTTTGCGCACTCCCTTTTTAAACTTTAAAAAAATGGCTAAAAAGACTACAAAAAAAGAAGTAAGTCCAAGCAAAATAATCATAGAGGGTGACTTTATTGATATTGTTGGAACTGGTAAGCACAATGCGCTAAAGAAAGGCGTAACATACAACGTAACTGCTGAGAAAGCAAAGTTATTTATCGCTAAAGAATGGGCTAAAAAATGAGTCAAATAGTACAGTTATCGGATTTCGAGACTGGTCTTTATGAGATCAATTTCAACAGCTTTCAAGAAAAAAACTTGCAATGGTATATTGACAAGTACGAAAAGCATTATTTACTGCTTTTATTGGGTATTGATGAATACGATAACTTTATTAATGACTTGGTTAGCGGCGTGCCTCAAACGGCAAAGTATATTACTATATTCGACCCTTTAGAGTTTTATACTAATGATGAAGTGTTGAAATTATCAAGTGGCATAAAAGAAATGCTGATAGGATTCATATACTTCCATTATGTACGAGATACTAACAACGTTCAGACAACAGTAGGAGCGAAAAGAAAAAGGGGTGAGAATAGTGATAATGTTAGTTTGAGGACTTTAAACATTCAAAAAAGGTACAATGATAGCGTTGAGACGTACATGAATTTAGGATATTACATGGACTTAAACGATAGCACCTATTCGGGTGTAATTACTCAACCACTTGATTATTCATTAGCTGTATGATAGCGACTTATGACATAGTTAGGAGCATAGTAAATGACATTGATAATGTTATCAAAGTCAATAGTGTAGTGGGTAATATTTTCTACACTTCAAATACTAAATATCTTTCTAATAAGTCAATAGTAACTGTTAACGGTGTTGAATATCGTGTGTTTTCATTTGTAAAGAATGAGAACGTAACCTTAGATTTAGGTGGTGCAATAGTAACGGCAACAGAAATAGAGCTAAAAAAGCCTACTTTCTTGCATGGTACAGCGTCGAGCGTAAATAATGAATATCTTGAAATCAGCAACCGAACAAGGGAAAAAACCCCGTTTATTTGGTTATTAAGAGGTTATACTGATACGTTTTACGATGAGTTAAGCAGCAAAGATAGGGATAGTTCTATACGCTTATTCTTCATGGATGAGACCAATGCGGACAAGTGGCGAAATGACGAGCATGACACAAATGCAATTAATCAAATGTATGAGCTATCACAACTTTTTATAAAGGTAGTTCAAGACTCACAAATTTATGACGATTTAGGCACTTATACGATCACTGATCGACCTCGTTTTGGTGTTGAAATAGCCAATAGAGGGAGCGATTCAATGATTATAGATGAAGATTTAAGCGGTGTTGAACTTAATATAATTCTACCAATATTTAAAAACTGTTTGAAATGATTACAATTTACGAGCAAAACGGTACTTTTATAATCGAGCAAACAGATATAGCACCTTTGTTTATTCCTATAATTAACTATGATTACATTATTAACGGCTCTGATGTAACTATATTTGACAAAGTTAATCCAGATAGGGTATCAATAACGGAGATATTTAGTTCTATTTTTAAATTAGATGGTTCTGCAATTGGTGATAATATCGGTGCTGCTGAAACGTATTTAAGAAGTTTTAAAGTTGTAAATGGTGGTTCAAATGCTTTAACTGGATGGGCTAAATATACAGATAATCAATATACAAGTGATTCGCCTTTGGTGGTTACAGAGGGCAATGAAACTATTTTAGATATTAATGGTGCAACAACTATAAAAAGTCAACTACCTGAAGGGATAACTGATTTATATGACGTAGAAACTTCAAAGCTGTTAGGTATAAATTCGGGTGATGCTTATTTACTTAGATTTGATGCTAAAATATTTACGTCTAATCCCTCTGGATTAGCTAAATTAAAAATAGATATTGGCGGATCGCAAGGTGTTATATTAAACGAACCTATTAACTTCCCAAAAGGAACAGGGTTGTCAAATGTAAATAATTATAATACAACCTTATGGTATTATAGTTTGGATACTTTTGTATTAAACGGTGGAGATATAATAATAGAAAGCGTTACAGGCGATACTTCAATATTTGATATAAGTATTAATCCATCAAGAATTCATAAAGCGAGATAATTGTATTATTTTTGTAATAATTATTAATAATTAAATTTTTTTATTATGGCAATAGCTGGATGCCTTTGCAAAGGCGAATTAGGAAATACCGGAATACCTCAGGGAGCTGGTGTTTTTGGTAAAACAACGTTGGTACTTCATGTACCATTAGTGGCGAAAGACGGCACTCGAAATAAGTTAGACGCTACAAGTGCAACGCTTGGAGATGACTTATTAGCAATGATTAACAATACTGACCCAAGCAAGAGAGCTTATCCTTTCATTAACTTGACAAATGTAGTTCAAGAGCAAGAGGATACGCAATTTGAAACGCTTTCAGATGGTCAAGAGGTTTTCCTTAGAAAAGGAATACGTTCGATTTCTTTTGATAGTGTAAACGTACCTAAACAATATTATGCTAAAGCTGCTGATGCTTGCGTTGAGTTTGGAACGTACAAGATTGATATTTGCGGAAACTTGGAGGGTGAATTAGTAGGTACTGATTTATATCCTAGAGCAGTCAATAAAGGTTCTTATGATGCACGTTACATTGAGGCAACTGATTCTGCTTCTGCTAAAGTAATGGTAGCGTATAAGTACAAGAAAACGACTGACGATAATAACCAATGGTATATCGGTGCAGAAGAGTTGAAAATGGCATCAGGCGGTTATCTTGACGCTAACCAATTGAGAGGATTGATCGACGTAAACTTTGAAGTATCAAACATTACTTCTACTTCGATTGATGTACTTTGTACTACTTCTTACGGTACAGCAGCAAAGAGAATACCATTTACAGGTGCTCAACTTGCTGACTTCACGCTTTACAACAACACTACTGACTTACCAGTAACGCCGACAGCGGTAACCGAAAGCGGTGTTACAGAAGGGCTTTACACGCTTGAATTTGCCGCGCAAACGGCTTCGGATGTTGTAGAGGTCGATGTATTCAAAGCGGGTGTTGAAGGAAGTTCAGGTTTTGAAGGTGAAGAAACTACATTTGTAGCTGTATAATGACAGTCAAAGTAGGTCGCACTGAATTCTCTAAGGAAGCGTTGAGTACGATGTCTTTAGAGAAGGCGATTAAAACCTTCGACAAACACTCAGAGGAGAAAGTCGAGAAGGCTTGGATAATGGTTAACGGAAAGCCAAAAGTCAAGAAGAAAACGACTAAAAAATAAGAGGAGAGGGGAGCGTAATAACTCCCCTTTTTTTTGGTTATGGCAATAGGTAAGAGCAAACTTCATGAATTAGTAAATAGGGCTAAGAATCTAAGCGATGCGGTGGCATGGTACACGACTTTTAACCCGAAAACAAAAGAAGATATTTTGAACCTAATACGACAAGACCAATTATTTGATGAGGGCATTGATTCGACTGGTAAGGTAATAGGCTTTTATTCCTACCTTACACAACAGATAAACCCAGAAAAAAAAGCGGGAGACCCATACACATTAAAAGATAGCGGTGTGTTGTATGCAAGTATGTATATTAACGTGTTAGCGAAATCTATATTAATTGATGGCGATGATACAAAAATACAAGATCAAGAATGGTACAGCGATAACATAATAGGATTAACAGATGAAAATTTTCAAAAACTTATTCAAACGGTCAAAGAAGGCTACATTAAGGAGGCCCGAAGGGTATTATTTGGAACTGGATTTAATACCTTTGTATAATTGGGAGAAGTGCGGAGCAGGTAAGTTTGAGTATATTCAAAAGGGGAAGATAAAACCTGATTTGAAAAGTGATTTCCATTATTACGAGTTACTATTTAATAAGTATTTGAAAGCGTATGGATTAGATGAAAAATATGAGAAATATCTCAATGATTCAGAAAAATATGCTAAATTAATAGTGCGTTATTTGAGGAGTGGAGACGCATTTTTGAAGAATGAAATTAGAATATTAGAGGTTGAAATAAAAAAGAATGACCCGATGAATTACAAAGGGATGACAATAGATGAAAGTCTTATTTGGTTATCTAAATTCATAGGGTACAGGGTTAATAAGAGAGATATTACAGTCGCGGAATATAAAGAAATGTTAAAGGCTTATGGCACAGGAAATAAAGAGAAGTGATATAGGGCAGAATGACCTGTTTAAGGACATCACCGAAAGCGCAAAAGTAGCAAAAAAGCAATTAGAGGAGTTTGACACAGTTGTCAAGACTTTAGCAGATGACATTGAGAATAAGCTAAACAAGGCTAATAAGACATCATTAGAGGGTATTAACTCTATTACGGCAGCACAAAAGAAAGCTAAAACGACATTTGAGCAGGAGGTAAAAGTTAAAAAACAACTTTCAGCGATTGAGCAGGAGGAGTTGCGACTAAAGAAACAGCTTGCAAAGGAGAAAGCTAAGGATAGTTTAGCGAATAGCAAAACGGCTAAAGAAATCAAAGCCATTAAGGATGAGCGAACCAAGAATAACAAAGCTGCACGAGATGAAGCCAAAGCAAATGAAAGGTCAAAAAATGCCTATAAAAAGCTAACTGATGAGACTCGTGACCTAAAGAATGAATCGAAGCGTTTAGGTGCTGAAATACTATCTTTAGAGCGTAATGGCAAAAAAAATACGAAGGAATATAGAGCATTAGAAAAGCAATATAAGCAAGTTACAAAGGCAGCCCGAATGGGTGACGATCAACTTAAGAAACTTGACAAAACAGTTGGCGATAATTTCCGTAATGTAGGTAATTACAAGAGTGCTTTAAATGGTTTGAGCAATGCTTTTGGAACACTTGGTATTGCGTTAGGTGGTGGTGCTATATTAGGCGGTATCGTTAATCTGAACAGAGAACTATCAAAAGCTACTAATACAGCTAGGACATTCTTTGATACAACAGAGGAAGGAAGCAAGGCAATAGCAGAAGAAGCGTCTATAATTGCTAAAGTCTACAATAAAGAAGTAAATGAAGTTCTAAAAAGTGCTAATGCTTTAAGCAAGGAATTTGGAATAACAGGAGCGGAAGCACTCGAAGAAATAAACAGAGGTTTTGAAAAGGGCGCTGATGTTAGTGGAGAGTTTTTAAGTCAAATAACTGAATACTCAACACAATTAAGACTTGCAGGGCTGTCCGCTGATGAATCAATAGCGATTATTACGCAAACGCAACGAGAGGGAGTGTTTAGCGATAAGGGAGTAGATGCAATTAAAGAAGCAGTTATTTCTATACGTGAAATGACACCTGCTACGGTTGAAGCATTGGAGGCAATCGGAATGAGTTCCGAAGAAATTCAAAAGGATATTTCTAGTGGTACGAAGTCTTATTTTGATGTAGTACAAGAAATAAGCACGAGAACAAAAGAAATAGGTGAGAATACTAGCGAAGCTGGGACTATATTAGCTGATGTTTTTAGAGGTGCAGGAGAAGATGCAGGACGGTTTATATTCGAATTAGGAGAGATAAATAAAAATATTGATGATTTAGCAGACCAAAATAAAGGATTAGACGGTGCTATTCAAAATCTTACACGTTCATGGTATGACTTTATTTATGGAGTAAATGATGCTGGAGGTGCTTTAGATAAGTTTTCGGTCGTTATTAATTTTGTAGCTGAAAATTTAGGTACAATATTCTCTATTTTAACCAAGTTAGCAGGGTTGTATTTAGTTTTCATTGCAAGACAAAAGATATTAAACTCTGGAATAATAGACTACACAAGGAATCTATTTAAGGCTTCTACTGCACAAAAAGGTTTAAATAATTCGATTAATGAAAGTTCAACAGGTGCTAGAAAGTTTGGAAAGTCATTAAAAAACATAGGTTGGGCTGCATTAATTGGTGTTGTGATTGAGCTAGCAGTTGCTTTTTATGATGTGGCGAGTGGAGCAGCCGAAGCTAGAAGAAAAGCACAAGAATTAGACGATTATACAGCAGATGCAGCAGCTAAAAGTGCTGATTCTGTTCAAAAATATAATGAGGAATATCAACAAAGAATATTCAATATTCAGGAAGAAGAAAGGGTATTATTGTCAAAGGCTAAAACAGAAGAAGAAGCTAATAAAATTAGAGCCAATGCACTAGAACAAATCAATAAAGAAGCTGAAAAACAGGCGAAATTATTTGCTCAATTAGATAGCCAAGCTCAGTCTAAAATCGATTCAGATAAAGAGCTGTTAAGTCAGTTAGAAAAGATTAATCAAGTAAATGGTAAGATAGTTGCGGGAGAATTAAGTGGACAAAAGACTGTTTCCTTACTAAGACAAGCAGGGATAGAGGGTGCTAAGTATGATGCGACTTGGAGAAGTATCAATGTTACAAATGATGAATTAATTGAAACTAAAAGCAAATTAAATGCTAAGATAGAAGCTACAACTATAAGACAGAAAAACTATCGTGAAGCCTTATTGGATTCTCAAAAGATATTGAAAGAAAGTACAAACGATATTATAGTTGATAATAACGAAAGAGACAACAACAGAGACAAGATAAATGCACAAGTAAAGGGATTAAAAGATGTAAATAAGGAACTTGAAAAGACAAAAAAGAATTTGACAGATTTAAGGAATTTTGACCCTGAAACCAACGATAAACCTATACTTCCAATAAATTCAGATGAAGCAACAGAGGAGTTTAACATACTAGAAAGAGAATTTACCAAATCAATCACAGCTATCAATATACAGCAAAAAAACGGAGTAATAACAGCCGAACAAGCTGCGCAAATGAAATTCGATGCTGAACTTGAATACTTAAAGGAAAAGAAAAAGATTATCCTTAAATATGGTGGCGACTTTGTAGAAATAAATAAGGAAATAAGTG